CCTGGTTTCGGGTCGCGCCTTTGTTTGCGTATGTGACGTAATCAACCATGCTAATATATCGAGCTTAACTGAAACGGCGTCTGGGCTTGGCTTGCCCCAAATCCGGTAATCGCGTTCATTGGCCCGCCATATTGTTGGCTGTTTTGGTTCTGGCCGAGGCCCTGCTGATATTGATAAAGCCCGATGCCGTTGTTTATGGTGCCGCTGATTGCGTTGCCGACGCCAATTTGACTAGCCGCCTGCGCATTGCCAATGTTCCCAAGCGCGTTGGTCACGCTGGAAAGGTTGTTGGTTTCCGCCGCCGCCGTTTGTGCCGCCGCGTTTTGCCCGCTCGATGCCAGACCCCCAAGCCTGTCTAGCTGCGAATTGCGGTCAGACTGCGCAAGGCCCATGCGATACTGTTCAAGCGCCTGCATTGCGCGCCCTGAATTAAGACCACCGCCATATGATGCGCCTGCCTCGATTGTGTCCCGGCCCTGTTCAAGAGCGAACTGTGACGCCGGGGTCATGGAAATGCCCTGCCAGCTATCCGGCCTGTCTGCCAAGCCCAATTCATATTGCAACGCATTGAATGCCCGCTCGCCACCTTCGCGATAAGATGACAAGTCGCTACGGATAATTTCGCGCGTGTTGCGGGACTCTTCTAGCTGTGCCTGCGCAGCGCGTTCCTGTGCGTTTGCCGCGCTGCTTGCTGCGTTCGACTGAGCGATGCCGCCGATTGCGCTGCCGATTGCTGCGATTGGGTTAGGCATTGTGAGTCATTTCCTCAGTAAAAGCTGTTCGACCTTCGCCATATGTGCGCCATATTACCGGCCCGCATTTTAGCGCGTGTTCGTGTCCGCCTATCAACCAAGAAACCACATGAAAGACCCGATAAAGGCTAGCACGGAGAACCCATGCTTTGCCTATATCATCTTCCGATCCCTTTTCCAAGACGTTAGCGGCAGACCAATCCAGATACATTTGCAGCATGGCAGGCTTTAGGACATGGGCATTTGCGGCAAGAAACGGGTCACGCAGGGCTTCAAATGACAACCAATTTAGAACCGCGTTATGATTGCCCGCGCCCTCGTCTTCTAAGTCGTCCCATTGCTGCGCCGCTTCCCATAGGTCAGACGCAAACCGAATTGCGCCGGGGTCGCCCATGAACCACTCGGCAAAGAACGGGCGCAGCGTATCTAGGCGCGCATCGCTCATTGGTAAATGTCCTTCATGAATGCCAACTCAGGCGCAAGCGGTGGAAGTTCCTGCGATTGCGCTTGGCTGGGCTGCATGGCAAGCGCTCCCAGCCCCACAGCCCCGGCACCTGCTACGCCAGCGTTTAGGTTTGCTAGGTGCGATAGGCGGGGGTCAAAGCGGGCGAAGCGGCTGCGGATGTTGCGGGGGTCGAACGCCACAGTATCGCCGATGTTCCCGTCTGGTCTGAATTGCGTTACCCCATCAAAACCAGATGATTTGGCAATATCCCTTATCCTTACCCCGTCCAAATTGGGGCCGGTCAAATCTCTTGTGTTTGTCCCGTCTGGCAATCGGGTGATTAAATCACTTCCAGTCGTTACGGGCATTGTGTTTTGGATTACTGCCTGCGCCGGGACAATCATTGCCCCGTCGCCTTCCCTCAAAGCGTAACTGGTGGCAGTTTCCGGCGAAGCTGCCAAATAGTGGCCGCGCCCCCACAAACCTGCGTCATTAGTGCCCGTCTTTCGGTTATCAAACGCCTGAAAGTCTGCCGCCGTCCCATGATAAAGCGGCGCGCCCGTATCAAACCTCATCCCCTCGGCCCGCGCCATCCGTGACGCGGTATCCATCGGCATATCGGCCCCGGTTGCGCCCGCTTCATATAAGCGCATCAGTTCCATGCTGTCGTTAGGCGATAGCGCGCCCATCATGTCGTCCGTGACCTCAGACGCGCGGCCCTCGCGCAGAAGGCGGGCGATGTTCTGGGCGGGGGTTTTAGTTGCAACGTCTTGCATCGCATTGGCGGCATTGCTGCCCAGCGTGTTCGGATCATAAGCCCGCACCCCAGCGTCTACCAAGTCATCAAAGCCCTGCCGCAAGCTGGACACGCCACCGGGCATAAGCATCGCTCCGATAGACGCCGCCAAGGCCGCGCCTGACCCTGCCCTGTCCAGCGCTCTACGTCCGGGGGCCATCAACTCGCCCGACGCCTGATAGGCGTCCTGCACGTCCATACCGGGGGACACCATCGCGCCCACATTCAAAAGCGCGTTAACCCCTGGCGCAATGTCAGGGCCAACGGCATAATTCAGCGCGTTGTCAAACTTTTCATCAACACCATTCAGCCATTGACGGCGTTCCTGCCCAGCCTCCGGGCTAAAAAAATCAGCGATTACGTTCTTCAAACCCATGACTACGGCTCCAGCGCTGTAATTCGTTCTTCATGGTCAGCGATTGCCGTAGCATTGGTAGCGATTGCCGTAGCATTGGATGAAACCCGCGATTCATGGTCCTTTAGCATGGCAATCATGCGGCCAAAAAGCTTAATACCGTCAAGGGTAAGCCTGCCTTCCGCGTCGGTATATTTTTCAATCAGATTAGGCTCAAGTAATTTAACCGTCATGTAACCACCTCCACCCGTGCGTCCGCCAGCATGGAAAAGTCTGTGGGGTCAGACATATTCCATTCAACAGTAAACTGGCGACCAACGCCAAGGCGACGGTAAATCAAACGCTTTCTATACTCCCCCAAGCCGCCCACGCTAAGTTGTCTTTCCTCGCCGTAGGTCAACCCATTATCCCGGCTTACCCGAATATAACACGCTGCATCGCGCCCCAAATCAGACCGCCCAAACCGCCCCCGGAACTCTAGCTCCGACACGCTAAACCGCGCGCCGTCCAGATAAAGCGTGCGCGATACAGCTGTGCGCCGCATCACCCCGCCGTTGTCTGTGCTTGCCTTGCGAAGCGTGCTGATTAAGCCGCCCTCGGTCCCGACAACCCAAGACCCGCCAAGGCGCGCCGCACAAGACGCCGACCAGCTTCCAAAATTAGCCCCCTCGGCCCGTTCGTGCCATTCGCCTGTAGACATGTCATAGCACCAAGATGGGCGGTTTCTAAACCTTACAACGCAGATCTTGTGGCCCTCGTCCTCATAGTAAAAGCAAGACTTGGGGGTTTCTGCCGTGATAGCGGTCTCAACTGCGGGGATGGATACGGGCTGCAACTGCGCGCCGCTGACAAGGTAACAAATCCCATCATCACCCACAAAGAACCCGCCGCCGTCCAGCTTTGTAATTAGGCTGTAATCCTTCAACCCAATGTCTCGGACGCCCCCGGAAAGCCTGGTGAGCGCGCTAGATCCGCTTTCCCCGCTTAGCGCCCAGATCTCGTGGCTGTCCCTCTTGAACAACCAATAGTTGCCGTTGATCTCAAGGCCCCGGATCAAATCGCCGTCCCGCCCTTCCGCCGTGGCGAAGTTAAGCGCTGGCAACGTGGCTGCATCGGCCAAGTTTGACCAGCAAAACCTTCGCCCGTTGCATTCTGTTAAAATCGTGTAGTTGCCAAGAAAATCAACAGACCCAAAGTCGTCAAACTGCCCAGCTGTTGGCTGCGCAATTGTTGCCCCGTCCCATGTGTAATAAAGCCCCTCGCCCGCAATCGTCACGACGCCGTTGTTTGCTGTGACTGAGCAACGTTCCCCCACGACAACAGCGCCGAGGTTCTCGATACTTCCTGCCGATGAAACCTTAAACAGTTGGTTATTGGCGACAACATAAGCAATCCCATTAGATAGCCCGATCTGGCGAACCAACAGCGTTCCGGTGTCCGCAAGTTCCGCCATGCCCAGAACGGTCTTTAGAATGTTTTGGGCCTGCCCCGCCGATGAAATAGGCTCTCGATACATATTCACCAGGCGCGACGATTGCGCGAATATGGCGTCACTGTCTTGGGATGATTGCCCTACAAACTCAAGCGTCGGCATATGGCCCCGCGAAGAATACTGACCCTTCACGGTCAAATTGCAGTGCGGCATTCAGCGTTGATTGCGCACGGGGCGCAAGAATTTGAAGCGGGACCATCATCATGTAGCTTTCAGCAACCCGCGCCCCCAGCCCGTAAAGCGTGGCTTCCCACCACTCAGCAGGAACGTCCAATTCTGAATCCGGGTCTGTCACGTCTTCGAACTCGCGCTCGTATGTGTATTCAATTGTCTCGCCCCCTGCGGTCGCCAGCACTGGCCAGACATAAAGCTTTGCCGCCTCTCGCTGCCTATCGTAATAGAACTGCGTAGGAAGCCCCGTGGACGCCTTCTGGGGTAGGTTGTCATATTCTTGCCGCGTCATGTCCTGCATAGGCAATTCAATGCCCCCGCGCTTTAGTCTGGCAGTAATGATCTGCATGGGCCGCACGGGGTCTAGCGTATAGCTTGCCGCCGTGGTTAGGGCTAGGCTGGCGCTGGTATAGGTCCAGATGTTAAAGCCTGACATTTGCCAAGCCTTTAGCATCATATTGAGCAACCCGACGGCTTCCGCCATGTCGCTACCGCTTGGCGTTTCGTCCATGCCAACGACCTGCGCCTTGCGTAGCGCGCTGGTGCATATGGCCCTGACGGTCTTTGTTCCAGTGACGGCCATGTTGACCCCTTACAAATCTGCGGGTGTGATTTCGTTGCCCGATCCGGGGTGAATTTCAATGTCCGGTGGCTCGGGGCGAACCCAAGGCGGCGCTTGTTTGTCAGCGCGGCCTTTAAGCATTTCTTGCGGATGACGGGGATCAAAGCATTTTGTGCATACCCTAAGCCCCGTCCACTCACGCCGTAGCGCGTTGGACTTGTATTCAAAGCCGCAACGGTCACAGACAACGTTCCACTGACCCAATGCTAGGTATGTGGTTCCGTCGCCCATTTAGCGCTCTTTGGCTACAAGGATATAATCAAAATCAGCGGTTTCGGCCCCAGCCGCACCATTCAGATACCCGATGCCGATTGCCATTTCAGCGCCGGGGATGCCCACGTCTGTCATGCTGGCCACATGCGCGTCATTCAAGAACAACTCAATGGTAGACTTGCCGTCATAATAGGCGGCAACAACAACCGCCACGTCATCGGCCAACGTGGCGATTGTGGCGCTATCCGCATCGGTCGTGTCGTCATCGACGTTGAAATAAAGCGCGGCGGAGCCATCGTCAGAAACAAACGCCATGCGCATCGTTGCATCAAGCGGGGTTGTGTCAGTCGAATGCAGACCCACAATCAAGTCGCTTTCGATAGCGTCGCCAACAGAAAACCGCGCCTTGATCCATGTTTTTTTTCCCGCCTCAATAAGCCAAGATTCCGCCTGAGACTCAAGGAACAGACCGTCATTCTCATTCGCCGCCGTGGTAATCCGAAGGATGCCACCGTCCGCATCAGCAATGGCCGGGGTGGACGTTCCCGTTCCTGCGCTGGTTGCCGTTACGGTCCAGTCGCCTGCGGTGTAGACGTCAAAATCGTTGAAATATGTGTGATACTGTGTCGGGTCGGGCGCACCAAACATGCCAAGGGGCTTGCCCTTAGCTACTGTGGAAACGCCGGAAGGGAAACGGGTCGGTGCCATGTGATAAAATCCATCGTCATTTATGACGCCCTAGACGGGCGATGGGGCAGGGCAGGGCCGTAAAGCCCCGCCCGATTGGATTATGCGCCTGGGGAAGCGACTGCGCCGCGCCAGTCAGCCCAGCCGCCAGTGTAGCGCTCAGTAGCTTTCATGCGGGCGTTCTCAGTGTCAAAGTCGTTGTCTTGGGTCAGTTCCAAAGCGCGACGGTTTTGACGAATTAAGCCATCTGACACGTCCGTTTTGACAAAGAACGCATCGGCGTCGGTCAGGTAATCCCAAACGACAACACCCTTAGGCAACATTCCCATCGCCTTCATGGCGTTGATGTCGTTATTGCCAGTGCCCGATTGCAAGGTGGACTTTAGAATGCGAGCTGCTTCGAACTCAAGCGCCGAAGGGACAATAAGCATTTGCCCTTGGGCCTGGATGCGAAGGCCCCGACTGTCTTTCAGACCGCGAATGAGCGTCAACATGTCTTCAAGCGATGCCTCGGACAAGTCAGCCGCAACGGCCAACTCAT